TTCTCCAGATGATCCAGAACCTGGATTTCCGTCTGGTGTGTTTGAGAAAGAAGGTATAAATGAATTTACTTCTATTGGAAATGTTATTTTATATTTGTCTTTATCGTCGAATCCAAAATCTATTGGAGCCTCCACTGTATAATCATCCGGTAAAGAATAATACGAAGGTAATCTGTACGTTCCTTCTTCTAGATGTCCTACTTCTATGTTAAAGTAATTAGATTTATATAATTTCTTTACTATCATTTCAGTAATCTTTAAAGAATCTAACATTGAAGATACTAAAACTTCTATGTCAAAATTTATTAAAATTGGAATCATTTCAAATTCAGAAGAATATGCTTGTAGAGCTCCTTCTTCATCAAGTCTAGAATAATTTCCCATTATTCTTTTATTGACTAGTTTAGAAGATTCTATAGATATTGAAGAAATTCTAGCGACTCCTCTTGGAATTACATCGTAATTTCCATCTGCAAACCCAGGATCAGGGTAGCAGTCATCGCCACTTGCTGTTGTAAATAGAAAATTATCTCTTAAAAATTGATCGTCTCCTGTGATCGAATAATAAAAAGGAACGTCTATATCCTTTCTCTCATTAGCGCTTACTTGTCTTTGAAACCAAACTTTATTATTTAAGTCTGCCAATAGACCGATAATTATATGCCTAATTACAGAATCGTCCGTGTTATATTTAAGATTATATGTAGCCATTTATTATAGGTATCTTGTCGCTGCTCTTTGCCAGTTTGGTAAACCTGACATTTTTAAACCAGCTGCTTTAACGAATGTTCTCATAGAAATATCGTTTGCGTTTTTCATAAATTCGTAGATTTCTTCCTTTTCTTTAAGTGGCATCTCGGTAGGTTCTAAATGGGGTAATAACCTTTCCATTCTTTCCATTAAGGTTGCATCATCAGGATTTACATCTACTAAAATAGATCTAGATCTAATAGCTCCATCTGGATCTGCCTTTTCTTTTGCTAAATTCGAAATAAAAATTACTCTTCCTGCGAATTCAAATGAGTTAGGAACAATTCCATTTTCTTCTAATGTGAATGCTTCTTCAGGACTCACATCTTTAGGATCATATACTGCTTTAGTCTTTTTTAAATAAGAGATTTTTCTTACTTTCTTTGTATCTAATGCCGCTTTCATTAAGTTTCTACCGTTTTCATCTCTAAATACTGCATCACAGTCATCAAAGATTAATGTCTTATTTCTATATTGATAGAATTTCTTATACATCATAATAACAGATGCTGCACCTGAAACCATAACGTAATCTTCTTCGTCAACAAGACCTTCATCTTTCATTGCTCTTTCTACATTATATGTTTTACCAGTACCTGCTCTACCTGAAATAAATAAAGAGTTAAATGCACCTGCAGCGACTCTTCTTGATATTTCGTAAATATCTTCCATTGTTTCTTCAAGATATTTAACCTTATCATTAAGTGTCATATCATTTTGTGTTTCAGCTGCGGTAGGTTTTACTACAACCTGCTGTCCTTTCTTAATATTCATGATTGAAGAATAAGGAACTTCTAATTCGTCTGCTATTTTATTAACGGCCATTCCAGCTGCTAATTTAGCCTCGATCATTTTAATTTCTTCTTTAGAGAATGCTCTTTTAGTTCTTCTTTCTAATAACATTGACTCTTGTATAGATGCAACGTATTTTTTATCCATTAATCTAACGAATTCTCCAACTAATTTAACAATTGGGAATGTTTCAGATGAAATAGAAAAATCAGATTTAGCGTCTGCTGCATCTGAGAAATAGATTATAGAACCTACAATACCAGGGTTTTTTGCAGCAGCGGGAGTTACCATAAATGCCTCTGTACCTTTACTTGAGTAAAACATTACTCCAGAACCCATATCAGTTATCATTTCAAATGGAAACTTTTTAAAGTCCTTCTTTGTTTTCTTATTTACAAATCTTGCGATTATCGTAGCTGCTTTATTTAGAGAAGGATTTACAAGTTCTATTGAACCCGTTTTCATAGCTTCATTTAAATACTGATCGTATTTTAAGATTTTATTATTCATGTTTAAGTGAAATCTTTTTATTTGATTTATATATCTTTATTCTATAACCTCTATCTCGAGTTTAGAGAATCCATTTTCTCTATATATTTGTATCTTTTTATCAAATAATTCATGGGGAAGAACAGTGTGATTAATTACGAAAGTATTAATCTTACTATCTTTAATAACCTGTGATAGAATTTTAAGAATATTGTGGACTCCATCTGCATCTACTGAAGATAATAACTCGTCTAAGAATAAAAGATTTAATTGTGGAAATCTTAACTTAAGTATTTTAATGATAGCAATAATTATAATAAAGTCTGCCTTCTTTCTTTCACCTGTAGATAATGTAAGTGGATTGATCTCTTCTCCTAAATGATTAATAAGACAATTAAACTTTTCATCGAATCTTATATGGAAAGGTAAGTGCATTGTCTGACCCATTGCGGCAATATTAGCATTAAGACCTGGTAAAATAGTTTGAATTGCAAGGTTCTTAACGCCATCTTCACCTAGAACCTCTTCTATTATTTCTAAGAAATTATAGTTACCAGAAGTTTCATCCTTTAAATTTGACTTTGATGATTCTTGTATTTCGAATTCTTCAATGATTTGCTTTAAGTGTGAAAAATCATTATTAGAATTTAAAGAATCTTTTATCTTTACTAATTCATTCTTTAAATTTCTAATGTTAGTATTAATAGTAGACACTTTATCGTTAATTGCCTTGTCCTTAATTCTTAAATCTGAAATATTAGATTTAATATCATTCACCTTTGTTTCTGCCTTTGAGATATCAGAAGGAAGAGATTCTGCCTTAGACTCTATTTCTTTTTTTCTTTCTTGGTGAAAAGAAGAGGTTAGTTCGCCTTCACATGTTGGACATTTATCAGTTTCATATAACGCTAGCTTTTTCTTTAATTCTACTAACTCATATTTAAGTGAAGTATATTTAGATTGTTTTTCCTGTAAGTCAGAAGAATTAGAAGTAATCATTTTAGATACTTTGGTGCTTGCCTCTTCTAATTTAATTCTATTAGAATCATATTTTTTAAGACTAGTTTTCAAAGATTCTATTTCTTCTTTGTTTTTAGTGTCAGCTTCTGCTAGTAATTGATTTAATTTCATATTAACTGAAACTATATTTTCACTAAGCTGGCTTAATTCTTTTTCATAAGAATCTAATTCTATTTTAAGATCTCTTCTTTCATCTTTAATCTGCTTTTGCATATCATTAAGGATGGAGAATCCAAACATTTTATCGATGATTTGTCTTTTATCATGATTTGTCATTGTTAAGAACGACTTAAAATCATTTACAGATAAAATTATAATGTTTTTAAATACATGATATGGGATTCCGAATATCTCTTCTTCTAAATAATCCTGAACTGATTTCTTACCTGCTTTATCAAATTCAATTCCATTTAAAAGAACTTTAAATCTATTAGGCATCAAACCTCTCTCGATTTCTACTATAGTTCCTTTACATTGAAGTTCTATTCTTACCCATAATTCCTTATTAATTCTATTAGGAAGGTCCGCCATCTTAACACCTTCAACTTTACCGTATAGCGCATATACTATTGCATTGGCGATGGTAGTTTTACCATGACCATTTTTACCAAGAGTTAATAACAACTCCGCTTTATCATCTTCGAATTCTATCCTTTGAATTGAATTTCCGTATGATGCAAAGTTTTTAAATTCTATTGATTTGATTTTCATGCTTCGTTATCGTAATTATATGCACACTTATCATGCAAGTTTTTTAAACTAGTCTTAACTCTTTCTCTAGTTTCGTCATCATGTGGAAGACCATCAACGAACGTATTACATAGGTGTAGAATGTTATAGTTCTTATAGAGATCTTCTATTTCATCCATATCATATAAGTCCTTATCTAAGAAAGAATCTAATTCATATATGTTTGGTTCTATTCTTCTACCTATTTTTTGTATTTTGTTTATTAATCTTGACAGTGCACTTGTTGTTGCAATATTAGAAGGAACATATAAATCTACATAATTATTTCTAATCTTATCTTTAAATTCACCAAGAGAAACATTGTAAAGACCTGTAAGATAAAACTTTACGAACTTAGGTGATATAGTATTTTCGTAAAAGGTTTCTTCCATGGTTCCTAGATCAACCATATCAAAGCCCTTAGTGTTACCCGAATCAGATCTTGTTAATTCGTAAGGAGTTCCTACTAATCTTAACTTTCCTTTAGTTTGTCTATAATGAATATGTCCTGAATAAACTGCATCATAGTTTTTATAAGAAATAGTATCTGTTCCATGGTGGTTTTTAACTTTAGAATTTAAAGAAACTCCTGAAACTTCAGAATGGCAAAATACAATATCTGAATTTGGAAATTGTGCAAGTGTTTCTGCTTCATGTGTGGAATCTCTTCTCCATGGCATTAAGAGAACTTTCTTTCCTCCCCATTTAAATTCCCTAGGTTCCTTATATACTGCAACGTTAGGAATCCACTTTAAAGAATCTATTGAACTTACATCATTGGATTTTTTAGCCCATATATCATGGTTACCGCATATAACATGAACTGGCAAAATTTCACCTAATCTTTCAAAAAGATCTACTGCATAGTGCAGAACTCTTAAGTTTATACTTTGTCTATTATCGAATGCGTCTCCAACCTGAACTAAAATGTCGCCTTCTTTGACATCTCTTTTTAGTGTTGGAATAAATTGGTTTTCGTAAAAATCTTTCTGTGTCTGTAACCATTCCAGAGAATTAGAACGAACTCCAAGGTGCATATCTCCGAGAATCCAGATTCTATTTACTGGTTTCTCTAATACCTTTGGCTCTATCATTTTTAGAAAAGTTTATTTATGTTCTTTCTTTTTAAGACGTTTGTTTTCTTGTCAAGTTCTTGAATAAGGGCTTCCTTATATTTGTTACTTAGTGAAGAATAAAATTTAGTTGGATTGATATTAAAGTAATCGCATAGTTCTGAAAATAAATCTATTATAGAAAACTTTGTGCTTAGTTCGTCATACATAAACCCATACACTTCATTTATGTCTAATTTTCTTAATTTAGTTATCTGCTGAAATTCATCTACCTCATTAAACTTCTTAAATCTTGAAGCCTCTATTAATTCATGAATCTTATTTCTGATTTGTTCACTTTCTATTTTATCTTCTTCGTCTCTGTTATCCGTGTATTGTGGATTAAGGTTAAATGAAATAGTTCCATTTAGTTCAAAGTCTCCGCCGTCTTCGAAAGTGTTGTCAAATATTTTATCTCTTTTTGTTCTCATAATTATAAGCTGTGTATGTTAGAATTAGTAACTTCATCGGTCTCTGTAAGTCTCATGTAATTATAGTTAATTCCTAATTTACATTTAGATCCTCTACCTTCACCGTCTCGTATTTTCAATATTTTAAGCCAGTATTCATAACTAGCTCTCATCATATCGTCTTGTATAATACCAAGCATAATATCTGCAGTATGTGATAGACCTGCTGATTCTGCAACATCTGTCATTGTGATATCGCTTGAATTATAACCGTTTCTTGTAATCTGTGTTGCTGTTACAATTAGCCATCCGTTTCTTACACCCATTGCTCTAAGATCTTCTGCAATCTGCTTGATCTTAAGATATGTGTTTTCAGAATTAGGATTTCTAAAATTAGAAAGAATATTAATATAGTCAATAACTACTGCACCTAGTTTTATTTTTCTTTCTTCTTCAATTTGCTTTAAGTATGCTTCAATATCTGGAACAGTCGCCTGTGATGTTGGAAATTGTTTTACAAATAATTGACCAGGGGGAGTAAAGCCGTCTCCTACTGTTTCTAATTTTCTTTTGATCAAATCAGAATTTTTAGATTTTTCTTCGTAGTCTGAAATATTTATGCTTAGTAAATTAGAACCGATTCTTTTCATAAATTTAATAGCTGACATTTCTGCAGTGATTACCGCAGTGTTTGTTCCCATCTTTACAAAATTAGCGGCATCGTTAGCAAGGTAAATTGATTTACCGATATTCTGTTCACCTACATAAACAACTAAAGAACCATCTTTATCATAACCACCATTTAAGGCTCGATCTAAAAAGTTATATCCTGTAGATACTTTAACGGCATCTTCGAAAGAGTGATCCTCTGGTTTAAAGAAGTCTAATCCTAGGTCAGAGTTAAATACGATAGAGTTTCTATCATTAATTAAAGTTTTAACCTTAGAGATGATCGAGTCTGCATTATCCGGTGTTACTTCAGTTGTTTTAATATACTCGATAGTATCTATAAGAGTATTATCAAAGTTACGCCATTTAATCCATGCTTCGGCTGTAGAAGTTAACCATTCTTCGTCATATTGGTCAAGGTCTACATTATATACAATATCTATAATAGACTCTTCAACCTTTCCTGAAATCTTATCATTCTTAATAAGCAGTTTCATTTGCTCGTTAGAAGGAGTTTCATGAAACTTATCATAGAACTTAGTAGCAAGGAAGTGTATTAAGTCAATATCTTCTGAGGTGTAGAATCCTCGTTTAATATTTCCTAGATACTTGGGTTTCTGTAAAGATAATTTAAAGAATATTTTTTCAAAATCAGGTCCAAATTTCATATTATAGTTTTTATACTTGTTCTACCACTAAATCACCATTTGTTTTTGCAAAAGGTACATCTGACCATAAATTAATTGCAATTGCCTTTCTAGTTCCCTTAGTAACCGTATCGACTGCATGGACATCATCACCTGCTCTAAATATAATTAATCTATTAGGTCGGGTTTGAATTACATCAGGCGCTTTATCCTTTCCTGCAGTATGAACTATTAATTCTCCTCCTTCAAACTCAGGTTGTGGCGGATAATATACAGTGCCTATTACAGGTCTTACTATTTCTTCTCCGTTGGTTTTCTTGAACCAAGATTCATCTTTATCAAAATGAAATCCTAAATTGTCCTTATGTCCTAATGTAGGATTAGCAGACTGAATACCTGTCCAATATTCAAATCCTGCTATATCCCATACTTCAGATATTGGGCAATCATTTGCCCAAATAGCTGATATAAGCCTTTGTTTTACTGTAGGTTCATGGCCTGGTTCTTCGTTGAACCATCCTTTCCACCAGTAATAAACACCTGGATCTGCAAAAAATGTGTTATCATTTGCAATATCTCTGAGGAGTTTTTCATCTTTAATAAAGTTGTCTCTAATTGTTATCATAGGAATGGGTTAATTAATATTTTATAAGCTTCTTTACCTTCGTTCGAATTGGTTTGTTCTATTAGTCCCATACCAATTGCTTCATTTAATCCGGATTCTACATTTTCATTTTTCCCCTTTGCGAAATATTTATTGAGAGCATGTTTGGTGAAAGACGCCTTTTGTCTGTCAGGCTGTCTCACTGCTCTAGTTATAAATATATGCATAATGTCAAATGCATCGGGAAAAGATTCTAATTCTTCTTGTATTCCTAGAATATATTTAATTGGAAGCTTATCTTCGTTTATCTTGTTTATGTTCAACTTCATTATGCTTCACTATCTTCTAACATTTCTTCTACGTCAATTTCAGAAATTTCAGTGTTGTAATTAAACAAAGGTTGAATGTGCGATTCGATTTGCTCTAGTACGGTTTGTGTAAATACCATTTCAGAAAAGAAATCTTTATTCGCAACAGTATGATCTAGGTGTTTACATATCCATGTTCTTGCTGTTGCCTTTGGAATCTTTTCTCCTTTTACAATATTTCCTCTAGTAATTCCACAAATATCCCATGTAGCATATTGTTCTAATCCAACATAAGGATTCATACCTTCTGTAAAGTTTAAGTGAAACTTAATAGGATGTGGCTTTGCAAATCTATTTTTATCAGGTTTAGCCGTAACTATAATACCTACTTTTTCAGCTCCGTCCTTTAATTGAGCCTTGTTTAACATCAGTACAATTGATGCTGCATACTGTGGTCCTGTTCCACCACCTGCGATTTGCATTGGAATAAAGGATTGAGATTGGTATGTATGGTTTGTAAATAAGAAAGGTATTTTAAGATCTGCTAATGGAGTCATTATAATTCTAAAGATAGATTTTAAAACCTTAGATCTAGTCATATCTGATTTGTCAGAACCACTTGCTGCATCTGCTATTTCTTTCGCAGTCGCTAAGTTACCGGCTGAATCTAAAATAATCATTACTTTAGGAACTTCACCACCTGCTCTTTTAGCATCTTGCATTTTCTTAGTAATTGTAGTTACAGAAGTTCTAAAATCTTGAACTGTATTTGTAGGTTGGTAATTTACTTTGGAAGTATCAATTCCAAACTTTTCCATTTGTTCCTTATCAACGGCTGCTTCAGAATCATAATAAATTACACTATATCCTTTATCAATAGCTTCTCTAACTGTGTTTAACATTAAGAATGTTTTACCTGTTCCTGAAGGACCAGCGATAGATGATGATCTATTGTTTGGCCATCCTTTAAATAATGAACCTGATACACATGCGTTCAAATGATAATTTCCTGTGTGAATCCAATCTGTTACCTTTGAAAAGTTTGAAGTTTCCATGATAGATCCTAATGGATTTAAATCAGCTAATTGCTTATTTAAATCGTCGAATGTAAAGTCTTTATTTTTTGCCATTTTTAAATATGTTTTTTTCTTGTTTTCTTAGTGTTTCGAGTTCTTTAATAAGAACATCGGATTCCTTTTTCATAGAATCCATTTTTTCTTGAAGAGAAACTAGCCTATTATAGAGTGTTTTGTATTTTGCAACAAATACATTCTGTTCTTCCGTAAGATTATTTGGATCAAGCATTGTTTTTTCTTTCTTCTATTTCGTCAAAGATACTAATTTGTTTAGGATCATTTGAAATTGTTTTTTCTTTAAAAATTAAAGGCCAAATCATTTTTCTTACCTTATCTCCTAATTCATAATTATTAGGGGTTTGTTCAACCAATTCTATTATTTTACTTTTAAAATCCATTTTGTTTATTTTTAGAATAATGAAGATGAATATATTAGATTTCTGTTTAGTCTCTGAAGACCTACTGAAGATAATACTCTATTGATAGGATCTATTACAGATTTTTCAAATTGTGTTTCATAATCTACCTGTGGTGCAATTTCATAAGGATGGGCACCTGGTTGATATGCATACATTTCACATACATTATGTTTACAATGATATAATTTTAGCTTTTCGCCATTACCAATCATTTTATACTTGTTTTTATATTTTGGATTCTGATTCATTAAGAAGTTATAGAATCCTGCTGCCTTGACGTTCGGAGGACATTTTAAACCATATTGAAATTCTATCGTATCATCTACAATGTATTTTTCAATATTATTAGTTCTTTTATTGAAAGCTATTTCATCAACATTAGACATCTTAAACTCTTTCTTTGCCGTTTTCAAAAAAGAAACTAATCTACTTAACATCTCTGCAGTTGGCTTTTCAGATAAAATCAATTTAAGAGCTTCAGTCAAATGCTTTCTTGCTAATGTAGGAGTAGAAGATTGAATAGTATCAAATCCAATCGTCTTAATCTTCTTAAGAGAAGGGTATCTATCGTCTACTTCGAGCTTATCTTCCCATGCAATGTCTTGTAAATATTTCTTTTTAGCTAACCATATTCCTGAATATGCAATTGTTTCTAAATCGAAATATAAAAAGTTGTCTGTGTTCGTAACTTCGGCATACTTTGCCATACATTTCGTGATATAGTCTTTGATTCTGAACGTATATAATTCCATAATAAACTTATCAATTGGTAGTTTATTATCTCCTAGCCATTCAATAGATTCATACATTTCTTCAAACTGAACGTAACATGAATCTGTATCAATATAAACCACGGAAGGTCTTACTAATTTATTCTTAATAGAAATATTGAAATGTTCATGGACCACAGTATCTTTAGGCCAAAACTCTTGAAAATATTTATTAAGAATCTTTTCAGAATATAGAATTGCATTCTGTCCTTGTAGTGTAATAGATTCTGCAATGTCTATATTAAAAAAGTGAAACCACTTATTACCAAATGCACCATAGATCGAGTTAAGAGTTACTTTAACGGCCTGTTCGTATGCAGTAAACTTGGCGGACATTGTTTGATAGTGATCCGCCAAGGTTTGCATTTCATCCCGTGTAAGGTCGTCTTCGGGCTTGTTAATTAGTGTGTTTATATCCATAAATTACTCTGCTGTTTGGCAAGTTGCAATCGTTAGCAAAGTTTCTGAATCATTAGATCTAAGAACTACTCTATTGTCTAATACATGGGCAGTGTAATCTTCTTTATCTAAAAGGTTAAGATATTTTTTGAATAATGTAACGTTAGTTCCTGATTCACCGTCATAATCTGGTGTTACTAACATGTTGTAGGTTTTTCCTAAAAGCTTTACACCATTTCCGTTTGCATTTATTGAGAACGTTTCTTCTTTATCTAAAGAGAATAGGTTTCTTACCTTTGCAAGTGAAGTGTAATCTAAATCGAATTTAAAAGTAGAAGCTTCGGTGTTAAAGATACCTTGAATCTGTGCATCAGTTAGATCTTTATAACCTAAAGATGGCTCTGAACATGCAAGTGTAATTTCTAATTCATCATTAAATATTTTGAATGTAGTTGCAACACAATCTTCTTCGTTTTCAACGAATTCGATTTCAGCTGAAATAGCATCATAGTCAAATTGTTTGAATGCATCTGTTATTTTAGAAGCGTCAAAGAATGCAATCTTTAATTCTTTGTCTGTAGAGATTTCACCATCTTCGATTTGAAAAACTTGAGAAATCGGCATTCTGTGATGCTTAACAGCATCTCTTTGTGGTAAATAAGCGGATGCCTGTACGACACCATCTTTTAATTTAAAATAGACAAAAGAATCAATTACTTTAAGTCTATTAACGAAGCCGATGAAGTTGTTTGAATCGACCTTACTGATTGAAATTTTCATGAATGTATAATTTTTATTTGTTTATTATTCTACACAAAAATCACAAATAGTTTCAGTAAAAAAAGTGAGGCCAGGAAGTAGCGAACTCCTGGCCTCGATCCGAGAACTATCTCGGTCCTAAGAAGTGGACTTAACCACAACTAATCTTATCCATCACATGCTAAACAATCTTCCATTGCTCGCTGTGCGATGTCTCCTCTTAATACAGATTCTGTTCTCATATAATAAAGAGTTTTTATTCCCTGCTTATAAGCTTCTAAATGAACTTGATTAATATATTTAGGTTCAGCCTGTGTAGGAAAAGCTAAATTTAATGAAACTGCTTGATCAATATATTGTTGTCTTACACCAGCTTGTTTAACTAATTCCATTTGATTAATTTCTTTAAAGGTTCTAAATACATCTTTAACAGAAATATAAAGATCCTTTTCGTGATCTGTTAATTTGTCATAAGTGGCTTGCTTAATCGGGGCATCACTACTTCCTTCCTTTACCCAATATTCTCCTAATACATCAACGCCTTGAACTGAACCACCGTCTTCTAGTATTTTGTCCCATACTGTTTTCTTATTTTGCTTGATCTTAGTTAACATATTTTCAAGTGCAGGGTTCTTTCTAATAAAAGTTCCTTTTGCAGTTTGTTCAGTAAATACATTTGCTGCCCATGGTTCAATGCCTGGTGAAACATTTCCTGCTAATTTAGAATTAGAAACAGTAGGAGCAATTGCTCTTAAGTGTGTGTTTCTCATTCCAGTTCCTACACACCAAAGAGGTTCTCCAAATTCTGTAGCTAAATCTCTACTTGCTCTTTCACTTTCTACTTTGATTTGAGAAAATATCTTTCTAGTTTCAAATTGAGCTGTCAAAGAATCGAATGGAATATTTCTATCTTGTAAATAAGTATGCCATCCGAGAACTCCTAAACCTAATGCTCTACCTTTTTCAGCGGATCTTACTGCATTTTCAAAGCCTCTCATATATTTCGCTCTATGAATAAACTCCTGAAGAACTCCATCTAAAAAGTAAGTTGCAGTATAGATTAAATCAGTATCTTTCCATTCTTCATATCTTTTAAGATTCACAGAAGATAAACAACATACAAATGAATGATTTTCATCGGTGTGTAAAGTAATCTCAGAACAGATGTTAGTCATATAAACCTTTAAACCATTTTGCTTATACGCATCCGGATTCATTCTATTGATATTACCCTTAAACATTATATAAGGTTCTCCTGTTGCTCTTCTTTTTCTAATCACAGCGGCCCATCTTTTACGAGCTTCTTTATCTCCAGCCTCGATCTTTTGCATAAACCCGTCAGATACTACGATACATTGATGTACGTTTAAACATTGTCTATTTACATCACCCTTAGGTTCTCTAACCTCTAACCATTCCCAAAAATCATCATGTTCTATATCTATATTGACTGACGCTGCACCTCTTCTTACTGAACCTTGATTAGTTGCTAAAATAGTAGAATCATAAATTTTTATAAATGGAACTACTCCGTCTGAAGTTCCGTTTCCTGTAATGGTTGCTCCTGCCGGTCTTATCTGATTTACTCCGATACCAACACCGCCTCCATGTTTAGCAAGTAACATTAATTCTAAATTCTTTGAACCTATATCGTGAATTGAATCTGCTACATCTATACCGAAACATGAAATTGGAAGACCTCTTTCTGAACCCGTGTTTGAAAAAACTGGAGTTGCAAGATTTAACCATCCTTTCCACATATAATCAAAGAATTTACTTGCTAATTCTGGCTTTCTTAATCTTTGTGCAACTGTTGTCGATACTCTCCAGTATGCATCCTTTGGAGTTTCTCCTTCTAGTAAATATCCCTTAGAAACAGTTTTTACATAAACTTCAGTATTAGCCCATACTGGGAAGTCTACTCCTAATTTCCATCCTTCAGATTCTCCGAAGTTTCTTTCTTTTCCCTTTTCATTGTATTCGGGGTTTGGTGCGTCGTTGTAATTTCTTATCATCATATATTTTATATTAGAATTATTGATTTGTTATGAAAACAAATCGTCTTCATCCCAGTTTTCATCTTCGCCTGCTTTAGAATAATCAGTAGGTCTTACTGCAAAGAAATCCGTATGTGTATGTCCACCTGTTAAGTGATAGAACCAATCTAATTCTGAAGCACTTTCTTCATTGTATTCAAAGATAGATTGATATCCTATTTCTGCTAATTTTTCATTAGCTCTTTTCTTAATAAATTCTTTAAGATCTTCTTTCTTAAGATTTTCTAAATCTCCCATTTCAAACATCTTATCAATAAACTTCATTTCCATTTCAACCATTAACTTAGCTGCTTCTTCTACTTGAGATTGAACTGAATCTCTAAGATCAGTATATTCTTCGCACATGTGGTTAAATAATTGACAACCCATTTTTGAATGAAGAGATTCATCCCTAACTGACCACTTCATTTGTTGTCCGATTCCCTTAAGTTTATTTCTCATTTGAAAAGAATAAAGAACGGCGAATGAAGAGTATAATGCAACTCCTTCTCCAAATGCACTGAATATTGCTAAAGATCTAGCAACATCCTTCCTAGCTGTTGGATTTTTCAAAAGGTCTTCATGAGTATATTCTGCTTCTGTATTCATTAAATAATCGAATCTTTCTGCTGTTGTTGGTTCATGTAAGAATGCTTCAAAATCTTCAAGGCCTAATGTTTCATTTAAATAAGAGTAAGCGGTTGCATGAATAGTTTCTTGAGAACCAAACAACATTGCCATGTGTTTGATTTCCCATTTAGGAAACCAATCAGTAACCATCCCTGTCCAATAATCTGAAACTGCACATTCAGTTTGTGCAAACCCCAAAAGAATATTTCCAACTAAATTCTTTTCAGAATCTGTAAGTGTTTCATTCCAATCCTTGACATCGCCTTGCATTGAAATTTCGGTATGTAACCAAAACGCCTGTGCTTGTTTTAACCATCCTTCAGTATAATATACTGGATATTCAAACGGTTTGTATTCTATTCTTTCTTTAAATATTGATGGTTTCATAAATTATGTTTTCTTAAATTTTTTAACTAGTTCCTAAAGTCTACAAAAGACCAACTGGTAACAGATTGGTCTCGTTAGTAGTCTATATATTCATGTAGAATAATGGACTGCCTCTCGAGACAAAAAGATTATCTTAATCTTTTTTTAAGTCTGTCGGCTTTAGTGAAATATTCGTATGAGGTTTGTTTATAATCTTTACGCTGATCATATAAATCTCCTAGAATTTTCTTTAACATTGAAGTCTCTTGTTTATAGACTACTCCGTTTTCACAAACGATTACTTCTTTATCCTTTCTTCGCTCAGCGACTTCATGCTTTGCTACCTTTTCAACAAAGGCGTCAGGTGAAATATTAAATTGTCTCATTATAGAAGGATATAGTGATGCAAAGTCAAATGCACTTACACCTGCATAATATCCAGTAATGGGTTCTTTTACATAAGCACCGGCATATTGTGCATTCTTTTCACTGTCTTCCTTCTTTTCAGATCCAATTCGTTTACCTTCTTCTGATAATTTTCGTGCAATCAGAGATTCTGTAACTGCCACTGGCGATGCTGCTTTATATAGAGGCATCTTTGTGATGTTTGCCAAGGTTAAAAGAACTTCCATCGATTTCAACTTTTGATCTATATAATAAACCAATACGGAATCGACTACATTGTAGTAAATGTATTTTACAAAATCATCCCTATATAAATCCTGTAGAGATCCTGTAAATTTAATCTTGTTAACATTAAGAACTTGACCTGAGACATAATCAAGTGCATTAGATTCTTTTACCTTTACACTTCTATCATACTTATCATATAATTGCATGTAATCTAAGATTCCAATATGTAAGGGTCTGCTGTCATTTCTATCCAAAGATTGTGTCATAGAAACTTCAGCAATATCAATTTGTAATCTTTTACATCTGTTTACAATATATTGCCAATCATAATTAATAAAGTTCCAGCCTGTCATCATTGGAAACTTAGGTAGGAACTTCATTAAGAACGTATAGACCATGTCATATTCTGACTCGAATTTCTGATATTTGAATTCCCAATCCTGATCAAAGTCTTTGAAATACTTATTAGTATCGTCTTCAATTTTTTGGATGCTTTTAGAATCCATATCTTCCAATCCTAATACAATAGCTTTATGTTCTGGTGTAATTATGGAAAATGATAGGATTCTACTTTTAGCTTCTTCAGCTTTTGGAAAGCCATCTACGATTTCAGTTTCAATATCGACGAAGTATGTTTTAGGCATATTGTATGCAAAGATTTCTTCTTTATCCTTTGCGGGTAATGAATCTAAGAAATAAGTTAAAGAAAACTTATTATATCTTCTTGCACTTCCTAGTTTGACTGATCTGCCATCCCAGTTTTTATGATCTAGACTTCTGCCTTTATCATTATCATTACATACATACCAGTTCTGATACTGTGAAATTGGATATTGTTTAAATGCTACTTTACCTTCGGTGTCGTAGTAAGAGATGATAACATCCCTGTCTCTCTGTTCAATATCTAATATCATTAATAGTTATTTTTCTGACGGTTAACATTCTCTTCTGCTTTTGCGAAGTAGTAGTTGTATGCTGTTTTAGCATCTAGCCCAATTGAAGCGGCGTAATTAATAAAGAAGTGTAGAATGTCTACCCATTCCATATACAATTCTTTTTTGTCGCCTTCGGACATGTCAGAAATTTTTAACTTATCATACTTAGTGAAGTCTTTTTTCCAGTATTTCCATACTGCATTACCACTTCCGTCTTTAATACCGCCTAGAGCATCTGTCATTTCATGAATTTCGTCAACTACTGCATGTGTGTTACAGTGCCAGAAATCCATAATTTCTCGGATTGTCATATTATCAAAGTTAAAACCATAAGTCTGCTCTTGCATCTTCTTTTGGTTTTCCATGATATCTGCTAAGTGTGTTGTTGATTGGTCGTAAAAATCTTTTACTTCTAGATCTTTACATTCGTTGTCAATGTTTGCCATTTTTTCGCTACTTTTTAATGTTACTTATTATTCTACTTAAAATAATGAATCTGTTTTTAATTCTACTGGTTTTTCTACTGATCTTTTATTAACATTGTTAATAGCTTCAAAGAGATCATTGTTAACAACTTCTGGCGCGTTGTGTAATTTAGCTAATCTTAAAGAGTTTTTTCTAAACTCTTCTCTTCTTTCGTTATTGTTTGCTAATTCTAAAATCTGTGGAATAGAAGCTGCAATATCTTCTTTGTCTACGAAGATTGCAAAATCTTCAAGTTCTATGAAAGGAACTCCTTCTGTTCTGTGAATAACGTGAGTTCCCCAGTGTTTGTCAAATAGTGGTATAGTTCCCGCTGCAATAACCTCACACATTGCATATTCAATCATTGAACCATAGAGTCTTTCTGGTAAGTTAAAGAATTCTGCACCGAACATTGATTTTCCAAGTTCTGCCATTCCTTCTGCTAAATTATAAGGCCCATACATATACATTCTGTCTTCGACTTGTGGATATGTAACAGGGTTTTTGATTTCATGAACTTCAAAGATATCTTCTCTTAGAGTTTTTCTATCTTCTTGTAAAAACATAGGAAGAGCTCCAATAGATCTTTCAACTCCTCTACATTCTGTTACGAAATTATTACCTTTCAATAGTTCCATAATATCGAACATTCTAAAAGGATCTTTAAATCCAGCAAATCTTCCAAAGTATGTAGTTCTTCTTTCTTGTTCTTCAACTGGAACCACAATATTAGACCATGCATCATAGTCATAAGGATTAAGATTCATTTCGATTAATGGAGTATCAGGTGCATGTTCTCTTAATTTATTTGCAAAATTAGATCTTGCAGAATAGTTGAACATAGCGTCCATTGATTTCATGATTTCCCAATACTTATAATTCTTTGCTAAGTTTGCAGTGTTATGATCTAGGCAGTTTCCTATTTTAATAGGATTTTCTAAACCATAAATACAGTGCTCAATAAAATCTTCGTTGAATTCATCTCCTACTGATTTATGCGGATACGATGTGTAATATACTACATCACTTTTTTCAAGTTCTTTAGCGATATTAGGAATATCCTTTCTTTTAAATTCAGTGCAAACAATATCTGTAGTTTTATGGCGAGGCCATTTCTTTTCTACCGCTGCATAAATCGTGGCATCATGGCCTTCTTTTATAAGCCAATTATAAAATTCGATTGTGTGTCTTGTGAGTCCACAACCTTCAACTCCTTTTGCTAATACTAATGCTATTTTCATATTTGTGATCCGTGTTTTATGTTAAATCCTCCATGTTTTCTGTATGATTGGTCTTCTTCTCCTATTTGTATTTCTCCTTCATATCCTTTTTCAGATGAATCAGAATATACGTCCATTTCGGAATAGACTAAATCTCCTAATGCGTTATGTGTTTCTTCGTCATTTACCCCGATATCAGTTCCTACTAATTCGTCCATTCCTTCCAGCTCCCAATAGTTTTCTGCTAAGTATTGAACGAATTCTTCTTCGGTTGCTCCTTTATAATTAGGGAATTTTTCAGTGTCTAATGTTACGATAGGAGTTGCTTCGGCAATATATCGATACTCGGTTCTTCTTACCTGTACTTTCATTTATTTTCCGTTTTCGTAATTATCTAAACCTTGAATGTATGCTACTGCATCTAAGAGATTATCTCTTTTATGATTGTAACTTTCTCTTGAAAACTTAAGAGCAACTAATGCTTTAAACATATCAGCGCCACTTACATCATGGCCTGTCATACCTTTAAATATTAGGGCAGCTCTGTCCATGCCTTCTGAAAAAGGACCGTAATTACGATCCGCTTCTTCACTCCTGTTGTTTACAATTTCGTTTGCTTCTTCTAAGATACTTTTCATAAGAATGTGTTTAATTATTATACTCTATATATGCGTTTTGTTTACGGCTAATTTTTCTAATTTTGATTCTACTAGAATTATTAGATCTTCAATTCCTTCGTTATACGCGAATTGTGTTTCGTGGTCCATGTTTGCATACTTAATTTCATCTGCTGCATTGGTTAGTAGATTAACCAATACCTTTACGTCTTCTTTGCTCATCTTTGTTTTATTTTAGTAAGTTTTCTATTCCTAATTCTTCGGCGAAAGCAACTGTGATATCCTTTAGCAGCTTTACATTTTCTTCTGAGAAATCAGTGTTATCAAATTTAAATGAAATTGTTTTATCATTTGCACCTGTGCTTTCTTTTACGAATTCAAAACCTGGAACTTTAGATTTTATACTATCAATTATCTTTCCTGTTTCATCTATGATTCTAGTAAGTCCATGATCTTTAACTAAATATCCTGATATTTTAATTCCAAGGTCATGGTTCTTTTGATTAATAACCCATTCTATACCCAATCTAGAACCAGTATAAGCCTTTCCAATATAAAGGTATCTACTGCGGTGTGGTAATTCTTTTCTATTTTTGAATCCCATTTCAGATGAAGCGACTTTCATCCATTTTAAACCAAGCTCTTCAAGCGAAGCGAGTTTAACTGAAACCTTTTCCTTCTTTTCTTCTATTCCATATACATCTGCAAAATAACCTTGATCATTGAACCTTAGATGTATAGCATAAGAATCTTCCATCTTAGAAAATTCATTAAGATAGGGTGCATCGAATTCTTTAAACGCAATTGCAAATGAATATACTTGTTCGTAATCCTGTTTAAGTCTATTGGATTTAAGATAGAACTGTTCATGGTGATCATTGTCCCATTTACCCTTTTGAGATTGACTCATCACTTCAAAATAATACATCTGTCCTTCGTCTTCAAACGTAAGATCAGCTCTTTTGGTTGCCATTCCAATTGTGATAGGTGTTTCTAATTTTCTGTCTATATCTTCAATGCTGGATAAACCACATGCTTCGATTACAGTGTTCATTTCTTCTTTGCCAAAAAAGGCTTCTACGAATTGAGTTTCTCTATTACATTCATAGGCTGAAAATACATCTGTTAATGTGTGGTCGTTGGTTTTAATTCCTTTCGAATATCTTTTCATTTATTGCTTTGTTTATTAATTACTATACTAATATAACAAAAAAACCCGAGATAAAAAAATCTCGGGCTGCTTTTTTTCAAAAAAAGTGCAATGTTTTACAAATCTTCTGGAAAATACTTGTCAAGTGCTTCTAACTTATCATCAGCGTCAACTAACATTGATAAAGCTTCTTCTGCATTTTTATAGAAATCACCAGTTGAGTGATCTCCAATACCAGATCCTTTATTTCCTAAAAGATCTAAAGATAAAAGTGCTTTTGATTTTTCAGCTAAGGCACTAGCTCTTAGCATTTCGATTAATTTCTTATTCATAATTGAGTTTCTAGTAGTTTAAATGTTTCTTCTTTTAAAAATTCTTCAAAGGATAAAGGGATCATTTCTCCTAAAATAGCATTTACCTTTGAGCTATTAAGTGCGTATCTTCTATCATGTCCTAGACGGTCTGCTACAAATTCAAATTCAGGAGTTTTGCCCATGATGTTTCCTATCATTTCAATAACTTCTAAATTAGTGTATCTTTCCTCTGAACCAATATTAAATACTTCGTTAATTCGGTCTGACATCATTAAGTTATAAATAACTAAAGTGTTGTCTGTTACGTCCATCCATTCTCTAACTTGCTTTCCATCTCCATAAACAGGAATTTTCTTTCCTTCTTTAATAGAGCGCATGATAGTTGGGATAAATTTTTCTTTATGTTGATGAGCACCATAATTGTTACATGTTCTGGTAATAATATATGGAAGATCAAATGTTCTGTTAGCTGAAAGGACTAGCATGTCTGATGATGCTTTAGTCGCCGAATAATAAGAAGAAGCTACTAGCGGAAATTCTTCATCCGCTACTACGTCCTTACTAATGTCGTCCATGTCGCCGTAAACTTCATCTGTAGAAATATGAATAAATTTTCTAAGATTAGGGTTTTGTCTAGCACACTCTAAAAGATTGAACGTTCCTTCAACGTTTGTTCTAACGAAAGGTCTTCCGTCTTTAATAGAATTATCTACATGACTCTCAGCTGCGAAGTGAACAAGGAAATCATATTCTCCTAGATCTTCTACTGTTACTTCGCAAATATCTTTCTGAATTAATGTTACTTTAGTTTTAATGTTATTTGGATTTGCAGCATAAGTCATTTTATCAACTACTACAATTTCTGCTGTTGGGTTTTTTCTACCAATCGTGTTTACAAATTCAGATCCTATAAATCCAAATCCACCAGTTACTATTATTCTCATTTGTTATTAATTATTTTAGCCGCTTCATCAGCTGTTAATGACTTTACGTTTTCTTCTATAATAGAAGGATTCTGTAAGATGGTTTGCTTAGTTATTAAATCTTTAATTCTTGTCGTAGACCAATTATGTGATCTAGTTGTATAAATAACCTCAATTGGCATGTGATCTCCTGTGAATCTTTTACCAATGTAATCATCTCCTAAAATTCTAACATCTGGTTTATAAAATTCCATTAAGTTAATAAGATCTTCTTCTGTTTGATATGTAACTACTTCGTCTACGTATTTAATAGCCATTAAAGTTTTATATCTTTCGTATAATGGAATTACTGGCTTGTATTTAGTAAATCTAGTTTCCGAAGGATCTCTTTGCAGAAATACCATAAAGTAATCACAGTGTTCTTTTGCTGTTTCGAATGTGTAAATATATCCAGGGTGAAGAAGATCGAAGTTCCCTGCTGTAAATCCTATTTTACCTTTATTTTGATCCATTTATTTTATTTTCTTGTAACTTAATTCTGAGCCACAGCTGGTGAATAATTATTTCAATAGATTTTTCATCATCTTCTTCAAGTGCAGTGATGATAGTAAAGTTATCAACTAATTTTCTAGCTCCATCTAGATGGGAAAGACTAGAACATGAATCAATCACAGTTTCGATTTTCTCTATCGCTTGAATTGACCATGTGTTAAAGTTTTCGGGTCTGAAGATAATGTTATCCATATTGTATTATACTTAAAAAAACTAAATTGTTTATATTTTATATTTAGATCTATACCACTTGATAAGAATACTTGCAGTGCTGTAGTTGGTAGCCAAGGGGATGTCATGGACATCGCAAAGTCTCATTAGCATTGATATATCTACATCATGTGGATGTTTATCTAGAGGGTCTCTCATGAATATTACGCCTGTGATTTCTCCTCTAACTACCATTGCCGCTATTTCAGCATCTCCACCTAGAGGACCACTTTGAACAGTAGAAACTCTATCAATTCCAGCATGCTCTACCTTTTTCCCCGTAGTTCCTGTGGTAACTATGTCTACTGCATCACTGTTAAAGAAATCTAATCTCTTAGATACAAATGCTACCATGTCTGCTTTTTTGTTATCGTGCGCAATTAATGCGAATCTCATCTTGTCCATACTCTATTAATAAAAAATGCTCTGTAGTTATACAGAGCATTCTTAAATTGTTTAAATATTTTAAAGATTACCAGCTAGCAGCCCATACAAATTCAAAGTTATGTTTCTTACAAAACTTTTCAATCATATCTGAAACCTTAGCTTGAGCAGCTTCGTACTTAGCGTAATCTCTTCCATCTATAATATTATAAGCGCTTTCTCCATATTCATCAGGATGTCTTAATTCTCTTGGCTCGTCAGTCTTATAATAAACTTTCTTTTCAGCCGTTCTAATATAAGGCATTCTTAATTCTATTCTTCTATGTGCTTTTCTTCCGCTTGCCTTTGCGATGTCATATTGCTTTTCGATTCTTGGCTTTAATCTAGTCCATTCGGCTAATATTTTATCATTAGCTTTAAAACCTGCTAGGATAGTTTTCATGTCAAATTCTACTCCGTTTACTCTTTTGTAATCTTTGAAAACTCCAACTACATCATCCATAAATTTATCAAAGCTAGAAATAGATTGATAAGAACCATGTACAGTTCCCATACCCCAATCATCTTCTACCTTTCCAGTTGATACTTTTTTGGTTCCATTGAATAATTTTGCAAATGAATAATTAGGTTTACGCGTTGAGTTGTTAGACTGAAACTTAAATACTTCATGTTTCCATGATTTTCCTCGAAGCTCAATGCTCAAACATAAGTTACCTCCATAATTCCATTCTGATCTATAAACTCTACATTTGAATTGAATTTTTGGAAATTCCTTTTTTAAACGTTCAGCCATTTGTAAACCATTACCGAAGTTAGATTCTCTTTTGTATGCTTCTTTACATTCTTTAGATTTTCTAGCAATAGCTAAAACCTTACTTATTGTATAGTATGTTTCTGAATCGAATATTTCATCATCTGTTTCTTTATCTAAAATAACATCTTCATTAATAGATTTTAAATGAGTCAGTTTAGTGGATGTTGATTCTGCAAATGCTTCAATATCCCATTGGATTCTTTGCATTGGATCATCACCTCTAAAGTTTTTCTCAACCCAATCAATAAGACCTGGTTCGAATTGGGCGTTTTGTGCCATATCATAGGCATTCTTCCAACCGTCGTTTGATGCAACGTCTTCTAACCATTGGTCATATTTCCTTTGAGTCCATCTTACTTTCTTAACAGCTTTCTTATGAGGACCAGCTCCTAATGTTGACTTTACAGTATTATAATGGTCTGGACCAGCAAATACGCCTTCTGCCCATTCTTGATCTCTTTTATTACCGTCCCAATATTTAATTTCTTTTCTGAATCTTCTTAGTGAATAATTACCACCTTCAATTTGTTTACGCTTTGTTACTTCTCCTTGTCTGTAACCTATTTCAATCTTCTTTTCTTCGGCAGTTTTAGGATCCATTTCAAAATGTAAAGATTTTACTAAATCTGCAATACCGTCAAACTTACCTTCATTAACCGATTCTAAAATAATAGAATTTAGCTTTACTTCTTTATTAAATCTAGCGCTGCGTACATCGTCAGTTACTTCTAACTTAACACCATACATTGCAGTTAATTTTACCTTTACTTTTTTACCATTATGTTCTGCTTCAAATTCTTTAAATGCATTTGCCTGTCGGCCATAATCCGTAATTTCATAGTTTCCATCTTCTGTATCAAATATAGTACCGATGCTAATTTTATTAAGAACTCTTGCACCCATCATAGATATTTTAGAAGAAGATATTGTTTTACCTTCATCAAGTGATCCGAAAGATTCAAATGATATAATGTTTTTCATTTCGCGTTGTTTCTTTTTATTTCTCTTCTTCTTATACTCTTCTTCGGCATCTCCTTTTCCGGCTGGAATATCCCCTGATCCAACTGATGTTTCAGATGGTAAAGAGACTTCTCCCATTCCGGCCATATCGCCAAGTGATAAGTTTTCGTTTTCGTTTAATTCCATATCTTAATATTCAAATGGTGGAGTTCCATAATCATCTTGTTCGATGCCATACCATACTCCTGATACTTGTAAATACCACCATCCATATTTAGTGTCGTCTACTACTTTAAATTTCTTAGGTAATTTAACAGATTTTTTTGGAGCTCTAGCAATATACTTTAAAACTGGAACACCATCGTCCCATGTTTTTTTAGTAGATCTTGCTTGAACTGATTGTCCATCTGAAAACGCATCAAATGCTTTTGCATCTTCTATTTCATCTGCTAATAAATCGATAGCTGATTCATTAATGTATTGTTCAAATAATTTTACTTTTTTCATTTTACCAAACTATGTTTTTATTATCCCATTTAGCCATTCTTTGCTTAAGCTCTAGTGCTTTACGCTTAGCATCTCTCATATACCAAGAACTTGATGAACCGAATTTTTCTTCTTCAGTTTTCATATTAACGTATGCTGAAACATATCCTTGATAATCTGACAATATATTTGCAATATAATTGGTTAAATCTCTAGGTCTAATTTCTCTTCCTTTAGGGTCTTTTCCTATTGTTAATTCGTTATAGTTTCCTAATTCTTTTTTAGCTAAACCAGCCATTAAGAATTGGTGTGCATCTTCGATAATTTCTTTAACTTTCTTGTCTATTTTATCTGGGTTATCAGCTTTCTTCGCAAGAATATCGTTATACCTTGTTAAGTTATCCTCTTTGATTTTCTTAGGGTTTGTAAGTGCAGTAGCTCCAGATTTTGCCTCTGCTCTTGCAGATGTCTTATCATCGGTAGATAAAGAAGCTCTTAATGTGTCTAAATTAATAATGTAACATTCGTCAGACATTTCCGCAATTCTTTTAATGTTACCTAATCCCGTTCCACTATATTGGTTGTGTGATTTGTTAACACCGACAGTATCTTTAGATCCAGGGTATTTACCCATGTTCTTAAGTCTTCTTGTGTTTTTCTTACCACCTATTGTGTCGCTGTTTCTATTCCATATTGAATCGTTCTGAAACATTTCATTTTTTCCATTAGAAACAGCTAATAAACAATTTCCAGGAATCATTTCAACATATCTTCCGGAAGAAGGAGCATATTCATTTTCTTTTTCATTTCTAGAAATCCAAAATACAATTACGTTTCCGAATGTTTTTGCTTTCTTATAAACTTCAACTGGGTTGCTATTAGAAATTATCATATCATCGGTAACTTTATCTAGTGCTACTTTAGCAAGACCGTATATACCTTTAATTAATTCCTTACCACCTTTTTTGATGTCTATTAATCCTCTTAACTTGGAAGAAGCTAGAGCTTCATTAAGTTCTAAAGATTCAGTTGCTCTGTATTTTGCAAATTTACCCTTTTTAATTGTTTTAACTAATTCAGCTTCGCTATCGTCCATGTGACCATATACATCATTATGTGTTGCTGCGTTTACTATTTCACCAGCATCACCAATAAAATAAGTTCCTCCTGCATATTCGTCTCCATCCATATCTAGATCAAAACCACCGGAATCTAATGAATTTTTAGAAATTGTGAATTCTTTTCCGTCTGCTTTTGAAAGAGCAGCTGCTAATTTTTTTGCTATTTTAGCAGTATCTTTCTGCTTCATAACCTTTGCTTCATTGATAAAATTATCGAAGTTAGTATATAGTTTCATTTTATATTGTTTTGTTTATAATAGTATATATCTTTTAATGTAAGGAATCATGTGCTAATTCATTAGCTAAGTCTGGATTATCATCTGTGAAATCTGATAATTCTTCGTCAGTCATTTCTTTTCCATTAGAATATTCACCATAACTAAAGAATGCATCTGTGAAATCTGGATAATCTTTCATATCAACATCTTCCATTTCTAATGAACTAATATCTACTTTCTTTCCTTTAAATTTAATATAATTAGCTTCGTTAATAAAAGATTCTAATGTTAAACTAACAACTGGTTTAATTCCAGTTAATATTCTTTTTCCAAATTTAGAAAGACCAATTCCATTTTCACTTACTGTAAAGTATTTAGAATTTCTTCTCATCCATCTTTTATTATCGATTGATTTTTCTTTTAGAATATTATTGAATTCTTCTTCTGTTAATACACCATCCGCTAATGCCTCGATCATTGCGTTTCTGACTTTAGCAGTTCTACCTGAAGTTTGTGCAGGATGATTATCGGTATATCTTCTTTTTATTTGAATTTTAGATTCTCTAAGACCCGGTTTCATTACGTTTAATTCCCACCACTGTTCTAATTGGTGATAAATATTTGCACCCATGTTTGAAATCATGAAGTCAATTACATCATCATAATTGTCTTTTTCATCTTGATAAAAACCAGGAGTATCGATATATTCTTTACCCATTATCTTTCTAACTGCTCTTTCTGGCATAGCATCGATTTCTTTTAAAAATTCTTCGAAATCTTCATCGTTTTTAAAACCCTTAGCTTCAATAACCATTGATTCCATTAGGCCAATAGCAATCTCTCCAACTTCTCTATCGCCGCCGTCAACATATCTTTTGTTAAGTATTGCAAATTTAAAACCATCTGCTTTTATCGTATACATTGGCATCATACTATCACTATAGTCGTATTTGTATTTACCTGCTTTTAATTCTTTACCGATTGCAAAGAAATCTTTAGCTTTACCTACTAAATCTGCAAGATTATCTAAGTGGTCACCGGCGTCGTCCTTTTCATTAACTAATGATTCATAAACTCCTTTTTCAATGTTCTTGATTAAGAGTTTAGCACCCTTCTTGTCAAGTTCATTTTGAATAAAGTCCATCATTTCGTTGGGATCTTCAGCATCTATACCAAATTCAGATGCTAAGTTTTGATATGCATCAAATTCCATATTAGAAATAGTGTCTTCTAAGTCTGCATACACATCTTCATTAACTGCTGATTCTACCATTACTAGCCCTATATCCTTATATGCTATTTCATGCTCTCCACCGTCTTGATCTAGTGCAAATACTGATTTATCATGCCACATTGCAGCATTGTCATCGTTATTAGAATCAGGATTATAAATGATATATTCTTTTCCGTTTCCGGTTTGAATCATTGCATCATCTGCATCTCCTAATTTTTTTAATAATGACTTTTTAGTATACCTTTCTTCAACAGCTTCACCTGACGTATATTCAAAATCATTATATAGTGCCTTTAACCATTCTAAAAACTCTGGAGTTTTCTTCATTACTTTCTTATGTCCGTATTCTTTAAAGAATTCTTTCTGAAAAGTATCAAATGATTTGTGATTACCTATCATTTGGTGAATGTCAGACATAACACCCTCACTGATAACTAATTTTACATCTTTGTTTTTACCAGCTACTGCATCATCTAGTTCATTTGTAAGAGCTTTCTTTTTTGCTGTTAAATCTATTAGCTGCTGTCTAGTTGCTGCTTTCTCATCACTTCCATCTTCCGCAGCGATGTATATCTTTACAATATCTTTCATCTTATTAACTGTTTCTCCAAATTCCTTTGAAATCTTGTTAATAGATCTAGCTTCTAATATATTAGATTCTTCAATGTATTCTCCTAATTCAGGATCGTCCCATCCATTAGGATCGGCTAATACTGATTGTAAATCTTCTCTTGAACCTGTCATTTCAACTTCTGGCCAATTGCCACCAGGGCCGTTCATTGTTAAAACTTTCATTTTAACATTATATTTCTTTAAAAGCTTTTTGAGTGTTTTTGATTTAGGATCTATTGCATCCATTACTACAGTAGCTTCATTTAAATTTTCGTCTAGCTTATCAAAGAATCCACCATGTTCACTTTGTAAATCTTCACCATACTTGTCGTCCCATATTTTAGCTAATTCATCTTTAGTAATTTTACCTTTATATTTTCCCATGATTTCAACATAAACACTACCATATTCATATTCAAAATCTTCACCATAAGAAAAATCCCATGCCTTTTCAACATCTTTAATTGTAAGCTTTTTGGCTTCAGTAACCTTTGATTCATACCATCCGTTTTCGTAATCGTCATCATCTTCATAATCATCATACTCAGGTTCTTGATACCATGATTGATTTGGATCAGATTCTGCTTCTTCAGTAAAGTCATGTCTTTTCCAATTAAATCTTGGATCTTCAACTAATGCAGGGAATAATGTCTTTTTCTTTTTATCTTTGGTCTTTATTTTACCGAATGCTAAATCAATACCAAGTTGTCTTAATTCTTTAAATGAACCTTTCATTGTTTTAACATCTTCTTCAGTATATCCATTCATTGTAGCAACAAGATCATAATAATCCATTCCACCAAATTCACCATATCCTTCATAATCCTTTTCCGTCCACTTGTTACCCATATTATCATACATAAATACTGTAATCATGTTCTGTCTTTCAGAACCTATTTGTGTGTTTGTATCGGATGTAAGCCATGAAAATTGACCTTCAACTATCATCTGTTCATGTAACAATTGAGCACCAGTCGTTACAATGTTTAAATAGCTTTCAGGAATTCCATTTACAAAGTTATGTAATTCTGGTTCGAAATCTGGCATACCACATGCATATCTTGGATATGTTGCTCCTTCTGTATTTACAAGAATACTCATTCCATAATACTCTCCAAGCTCACCTGATTCAGTGTTACAATATAATACAAATACCTGTGGCACTTGAACTTTAAAGTTAGATTGTAATGGATATTCGTTATGACATCCTAATTCTTTAGTAGTGTATACGTCTAAGGAATGTAATTCTTTATCATATTTAGTTAATTCTCTATATGGAATAGAAGCTCTTTGGTTAAATAGATCTCCCCAATAAGAAGGCTTTCTCAAGGAATATTTCCCAGAAACCTTTTTGTATACTTTATATAAATCAACGTTTTCGTTCATTGAATTTACAAAGCTTTCGAATGTTTTTTTAGTGCTCATTTTTATTTGTATTTGTTTATTTAAACTCGGTTAGGCTTTATTTTATATTTAAATTTACCTTGTGTAATAGAATATATTTGTAATTCGCTAGTTTTTCCAGGTAATTTCTTGTAATAGTGAAAAGCTACTATTTCATGATCTTTAGACTCTATAAAAAGGAATGGAGTAGGTATATCTCCTACTGCTGAAATTACATCGTCTTGTATTTCAGTAAATGTTCTAACGGAAGGCTCAGTCTCTATTATACTTTTAATTTTTTCTGCAGTTTTAGAGTCACTTAGCTTTCCTAATTCTACGTCATTAAATTTAATTACTAATGCGCCGTTATCTTTATCTCCAGGACCTATTTTAAAATCTCTTTCACTAGAAGAAAGGGCCTGAATATCTGTCTTAGTTAAATTTTGAATATGCTTAAATCTTTTTCCACCTACAGTTCCCCATTCATTTATCCAACCTCCACCGGCAGCCATATCTTTACCATCTCCGTCCGGGTTGATTTCTTCAATATTATATTTTACTGCGTCATATAATGCCGTTAACTTCGGTACATAAGTACTATTAATTCCCTGGTGTTTTGCACCTGTTCTCCAATTTTGTAACATGCCCTTTGACATTTGAGCTTCTTTTAACTCACATTTACCAAGGGGTGGTTTAATTGGTGACCACCTTTCATTATATAATTCTAAGTCAGTATCGGCCGCACCTCCACCTATTTTTATATTTTCTACAATATACGCTAGCATTATTTCTCCAGCACCAATTCCATTATCGTCTCTTCCAATATTAAACAATTCGTTTGCTTCGCTTTTATTTAACATTAAATATTGAAAAACTACTCCGAATGTATCGTCATCCATTTTAGAAAGCCATAACCTGCCATCAGGTTGTTGTTTAACATCCTGTGTTGAAGTAAACTTAACACCTTGCCATGGACACTTATTCTTTTTAAATGTTCTATTAATTGAATTAAATAAATTCTGTTGGGCAGATTTACTTCCGGTCGTTGCAACTCCAATATAGGATTCTATAATTAACGCTTCATTTTCAGCGTTGGTTTTTGCAGCACTATGTAGTGCTCTTTCAAAATCGTACCTATCCATTGTTTTCTAAAAATTGTTTAAATGTTAATAATGATTCAGCAACTTCATTTGATTCTGAAGTACCTACTGAATCTTCTAATTTTTTCTTAAGTTCGCCATACATTTTATGTAATGCTTTGGGTGTTGTTGACTTAAATAATCCTTCATCTCCGTCTAGCATTGCGTTTCTAACCTGAGTCGCTGAAATATTATTGTCTGTTCTTGGAATTTCAAATAATCCAAAATCACTCCTAACTCCAAGATCTTCTCTATAAGAATCTTTATTTACTTGGAATCCGTAAGTTTTCATTCTATCGCTTCCTGTTCCCCATAATACGGGTTCATAAGTTGGTCTCATTGCATTGAACATTGTATCAATACCTCCGGTTGGAATTACAAAGATTTCTTTTAAGAATGGATATTGTTTTTGAACCGCCTTAAACATATCTAATTGTGTCTTCTCATCATAAGGTCTTTTAAATGCATCTTCCTTTTTCTTATTCTTTGCTTTTACTAATAAAACAACCACAGGATATCCATTTTCTTTGTGTATAGTTTCTAATACTTTAGCATGTCCAAGTGTAAATGGTTGGAATCTACCAACAAACATATTTACTAATTCTCCTCCTTGTTCAGGATGATCTACTTTAAGTGCTTCATTTAAATTAACACTTGTCTTTACTTTATTATGTAATATGAAATTATTAAAGTCGTATATGGAATTTTCATCGGTATTCTCTACAAATACTTTCTTATCTATAGTTTCTACTATTTGATTTAAATGCTCTAACATTTCTGCATTTATGATATCGCTTTCCTTGCTTCTCTTTTTTCTAAAAGAACCTAAAGTTATTTTAAATAATTCTGCAAGTATTTCGTTTTCAACATAAGAAAGAGTGGTCTCGTTCTTAATGTATTTAGTATTTAGTTTAAAGGAATCTGAATCTGCAAAATCAGCTGATTCAAAGTTAACACCAATAAACTTAGCAGAGTGTTCTTTAACATACGTATTAAACATCACTGACATTAATTCAATATATCTCCAGTCTGCTGTTTCTTCATTTAGTTGAATGTCTTTCATTTCAAATGTAGAAATAAATTCAATAAGACCAGCAATAGTAATTTGATACATGTGGCTTGATCTCTTATTTTCACTAACAGTTCTTGTAAAATCTTCTAATTTAAAAGATCTAGATTTTTTCTCATCAATAAAAGAAACTATTAATCCGTCAATTTCTACTTCAAAGTCTTCATTTAACGTAGGAGAAACTGCATTTGGATTAAATGTCTTAATCATCTTTTGAGTGAAAGGTAATCTTGCATCTGTATTTGGATCATAATCAAATGCTTCAGAAAACTCCTTATCTGACATAGATAAAACACTTATTAATTCTTCTTTTTGCATTTGAGATAGCATACCATCAAACACAATGCTAGGTCCTTGAACCTCTAATATCTTTGCCCATTTATTTAATATAATTGGATCGCTAATTGTTTTTCTAATCTTACCTGACTCATTCATAGTTTGAATGTGCGTAAGTATTAAATTGTTTTTAGGTAGTTTAGTATATTTATATTCTGACACGTTTAATTCAGGTAAATATTCAAAACCAAATTTCCAATCATGTGGCATTTGTTCCTTTATACTAGGATCTAAACTTTGGATGTGCTTGACACCTGTTTCATATAAACCTACTATTGTTCTGTCTATCATGTTCATTCTAGAATCTCCAGATTTGTAATATTCAAATTTAGTCTGGTTTCTTCTAACGTGAAATGAAGCTCCTTGTATTTTTTCAGTTACTAGAACCCTGCTATTCAACATATCTTGAAATGCATTGATATTAGTTTCCTGAAATACTTGTCTTAGTTTTTTAAGTGCCATATTATATTATTTATCTTCCGTACTTTATGATTCCCATCAGCTGATTGATAGCAGCAAAAGTACCTGTTAGTTTCATAGTCTTTCCTTTATATACAAAAACTATTCCTTCAGTTGGTATGATAGATTCTACTCCTCCAATTCTATCTAATCTCTCTAGTTCTTTCATTACCTTTTCGATCTGAGTAACGCTTCCATCTTTTTTGATCTTTTCAGATTCTGATCTAATTTGATTATGTAGTCTTTGCATCTCTTTGTCTGGATTTGCAGCTACAAAATTAGAAGCATTCATAAGAATTATAGACCCTAGTTCTAAAAATAAATCTTCAAACGGTCTAATGTTTTCTTTATATTTCTTTTTAACATCTTCTTTGTCAAATTTCTTAACAGAAGCAGCTTCATCTTTTCCTATCTCCTTTGCAAGTGATCTCATATTTAAAGACTTTTTATCTCCATAAGCCCATCTTAATAATAAACCTTCCTTATAGTCTTGTTGTAAATCTGGGAAATTTGCATCTATTGTTTCTCTCCACCACATTTCATGATATCTAGAAACTTCGTCACCGTCTGTTAAGTTATAACGATCTCTTAATTTTTCAATCTGCTTTATAAATTTAGCTTGATTTTTATCAAAATTAATATCTTTACCTAGTTTTAAAATCTGAGGAGGAATTATTGTAAATGTCTTTTGAACATCGGCATCTACTTCCTTTAAAGCTTTGACTAATTCTCCTGCTATTTTTCTAGATCCTGTAATATTACCATTCCCATCAGTTTCTTGAATATCGTGAAATTGAAGAACATCTCTTTCGTAATAGATTACATTTGGGTTTTTAGAATAGATTAATTCTATATTTATAAAATCTTTACCGTCATTAAATATGGACTGATCTTTAATTTTTGGAAGAGCTTCATTTAGATCTTTAGCTGCAAACACGTATGTTTCTCGCACTAAAGGTACCTCATGCTTTTCAAACATTTCTATAATACCGTCTAAATCAACGGGACTAATTAATTGACCTTTATTTCTAGAAAACATCGTAACTCCGTTTTTTACGGTTGCTAATAGATTTTGACCGTCTGTTTTTTCAGTGGCTACCTCTTCAAAGTTTAATTCTCCTTGAAGACCGGACGTTACGATCTTTTTAAAATCTGCGAATGTTAAATCTTTTTCATCGAAAGGATGAGACATGTGACCAGCTGCACCGCCTTCTAAGATTAATTCTTCTTTAAGTGTATTGTATTTTTCAACGATATATTCGTCAAATGATAAAACTTTACTCTTATTTTCACTCATATAATGTGCAACATATTCCTCTCTGGTCATGCCTTGTGCATCTGCGTGATGTTGAATAAAATCTACAAAGTTGTTATTTAGTTCCATGTATATAGCTAATATAATTAAAAAACTTGACCCGGAAAAATCCAGGTCAGTTTATTTTTATTTTTTATTATAAATATCTATCGATAAATTCTTCTTTGCTACCAACAAATGATCTAGTCTTTGGGCCGAAAAGAACAATCTCAGCACCTTCTGATTTAAGCCAATCTGCAACTTTTTGAGCTTTTTTCTTATCAGCTGATAACCATACTGTGTCAAATTCAGGACCATGAGACCTTTGCATTACAATACCTCCTTTTTCATTTGTAAATTTAAACTTATCTCCAAGAGCAACACTTACTTTAATATTTTTATCAAAATTCTTTTTATGATTCTTAAAAGAATATGCTAAAGCACCTGAGTAACTTTTAGTGTCAGTTGTAAATTCATCTAAAGATGTAGTAGTACCTTCATAAATATTTGATTCAAATGCTGGAACTAATCCAGTTTCTCCGTAGATATCTGCCATCATCCATTTTTTAGAACCTTCATCCCATAAATAAACGAATTCTGCACCACCTTCGTAATTTGCATCTTTAATATATTTGTTAATATTCTTAACATTACCTTTCATCAGATTAACATCTCCGCCATAGAAATTAATTTTCTTAACGTCTTTATCTAAACCTGAATTATCTCCATTTTTAAGAACAAAATCTACATTTTTACCACTTTTAAAGGTTGATTTAATAATAGGCAACATGTTTTCAGGATATGAATCATAGTGAGTATATACTGAAGTAATATTTCCTTTCTTGTCTATTTTACCAAATTGACCTCTAGTTCCTTCATTAATTACATAATTGATTACTTCGTTAAATTTAGATTCTTTTAAAGAAATTTCTTCTTCAGTTAATTGAAACTTAACTGATTCTTCTACTGCGTTAAATCCTGCTAATAATTTTTCAGCAAGTTTAGATTCACCAATAGATTCTAAATATAGAGCAGTGCCTTCAGCAACTCCAATACCTGACCATCCGGCAGCATTTGAAATTCTAGAATAATACTCATCTAATATCTGTGATATTTTCTTTGCTCCTACTATAATAGCTTGTTTACCAAGAGTTAAAGGATTAACAGTAACACTTCCTAATCTTCCTTTGATAATTTTTTCAGTAGCTGTTCTTTCTCTATGGAAATTAGCATCAGTTAATGCTTCAGCGTAAATATATTTAATAGCTCCTAAGTGAGAAATTTTATCAGCTGTTAAGCTTCCTAGTTCTGCAAATATTTTATTGTATTGAGTTAATACTTTCTTTGCATCTCTTTTATATTTAATATCTAAGGC